TTATCTGTGATAAAAATGTGTATGTGAATGCAATGGAAAGGATTGGTTAGATCGTTTCCCAGGATGGGTTTGGTGACAGCTCAAACGTTGTCGCATCGTAAATAGATTCCAATCTGAGTTGTTCGGCTATTGTCATGCCAAAAGCTAACTCAAACGAGCGTCTACTGCCTGTACTGACAGTGCCAACTGTGCTACTATGCTCCAGCCCATCGGCTGAACGTGCCCAGTAGGACAAAAAGACCCTGTCGAGTGGCTTCTCATCACCAGATAAGCGGTGGATCATACGAAAGAAAGCGTCCAACACTGGGACACCTGCATTGATGATCATCTCTGGTGGAGAAATCGTTGCGAAGTATTGACGCAAGAGCTTCGGCGTCTTGCTCCATCGGAAGCTGCGCAAGTAGCAGTTCACAACCTTCTTCGGGTCTCGGACAAATCTCCATTCGCCGTCAACCATTACCGGTCGTGACTGGCAGAACTCCATTGATTCCATGTTGGTCTCGGAAATGTGTTCCACCTTACTCACCTTAGCAACCTGGGCAAAACGGCTCATGGTGGCTTCGAGCTTCCCATCATCGATGTAAGAGATAAACGCGCGTTCCAGTAACAACACTGCGTCGTCCCCGTCCACGTACATTCTCCATGCACGCTCCGGCACCCCTAGGTGCTCCATCGAACTGGCGATGTAAGTGCTTTGCAGCACAGAATTACCACCTCCAGTGTTTAGGTCTCCGCTCATCCTGTTGGCTTCTACCACCCAGGACATAAATCCATCCAAAAGCACGGCACCGACAACGTTCACCAATTGACTCTTGCCGTACCGCCCGACCAAGCTGACGGCCCACGAAGGCCATCTAGCAACCGCCACTGCGACCTTGTAGATCCACCATTCAGTTTTCAAAGCCTCCTTACACTGATGCGCGTCGAATGCCGACCCGTCTATAGAGACAACGACTGGGTCGTGCAGCTCGCTTACGAGCTTACATAAGTACTTAATACGCTGGTGTGGATTGGCCCCCTTTGCACACGTGTACTTTTGAAACCGATTGTACAAAAACCTGCCCCTGTAAAAGGCATGCTCAATCGGCTTGTAAATACACAACATGTGCGCAAGATACTTTGGGTTTCGAAACTGAATGACCCTCCCTTTCCATGTCTTGTTGGGTTTTACTGGAGTCCACTCGTCCTTAAGAAAGCCTTTACAGCGATTCTTTTCAGGGGTTGGTAGACCCGACTCAAGCTCTTGAGCGTACATTTCACGCTTACGTAGTGGAAACTTGCCTAATGTTTCCACGAGCTCTTCGTCGTTGAGGGGCTGGCTTAACTGTCGACCCAACGCGACAGCAGCACGGCGTGCGACTATTTTATGACATGGTGGTGGGTTCCACGCCGGTATCGGTATGAAGACCCGATGGTACAACGTGTGTTCCATGTTGTCAATTGTGTTGTCGCAGTTCTGATATTCTCCTACTAATGGCCCCCCCACATTTAGTAGCACCGCTTCTCTCGACGGAGGCATGCGCCCGGCAGTGCGATTTATTCGTATGGACTTCGAATCTTCGCGCTCGCCCATAGACCCGCGTCGATAGACGGATCTCTGGGCACGGACGGCCTCCCAGCCTAAAAATCAGGCTGCGCGGCTTGCGCCGCGGCGAGTCTGATTGCCTTGAGAACATCCTCTCCACTGAAGATGTCCAGAAACTTTGCAACCATCACGCCTTCCACATGCCTTGCAGCGCCGTTGCCTTTGTAGCATGATAGCACCAGCTCCGCATAGCTCAGCATCGTGTAGTATATTGGCCCACGTTGCTCAATGCGTCTCCTCTCTAGGAACTGCCAAGGCGGCAGCTTGTCTCTCTCCATCCTCTGTCTGAGAGCTCCGTACTGCCTGAGGGTAGACTGGGTGATCGGCAAGGCAGCAGTGCGCATCACATCCACATGCTCCGGATCCGCGAACTGCCCATCAACCTTACCTGTTTCCAACACCAGCCTCCACCTCTCCAAAGATGATTGCGAAACCATCTGCCCGGCCTTCAGACCACAGAACTCGCTCCACAACACCTTATCCAAGTCCTGCATGTTCCAAAACACCGCTATGGCATTGAATATCTCATCAACCTCGAGAGGTTGGATAGCCACAAACCTGGCGTTACAAGCAGGATCTGCGGTCAGGGCGACCAACGTTTGGCCCCTCCACGTCGCACATCGCCCCGCTATGTGGCGACGGTTTGTGCGCGTGGTGGCCCACGCAAGCCGCATGGGCCGCATGTCTTGCCTGAGATACCAAGCTGCCCTGTATATGGTGCTAAACACAACAAAGCAAACGGTGTACCAGCTCAGTAGATAGTCTGAGACGTCTGCGGCCACCCTCGCCCCCGTTCGCATGTGGAGCATCGCTCCTTCTTGGGGGTATTGGGCGTCCTCTATCCGGCGCTTCTGAGAGGTGCTGAGACTATCAAACTCAGGTGAAGGCCTCCAGTAAACCCACGCCAATGCCACGTTGCGCGTTTGGTACATAGTCTCCAAGAAACTTGTGTACTTCTCACGAACCACGCTCGGCACAGACGCGATCCTATCAGGAAGCTCATCCAACCACTTCTCAATATCCGGCTCTGGCCCGTGGCTTACAACCCTCGGGTCATAGGTGAGCGCGTCTATCAGATGACTGAACTGCATGGCCGCCGCACTTCGGAGGCCAAGGATCCAGGTGTCCCATGGGTCGTACTCGACCCTCGGTTCCACCTGTGGAACAACGGAAGGGACTGGTATGTCCCTCCACAGCAGGGGCGCGGGATGCGGTGGGACAGGAGATGGACCGACGTCGCTCGGTCTCACCACACAGTCCCCCTCGCCTCCCACAGGGCATGCCAGCATAGTGCCCTCTTCCTCTCCTTTAGCAACGCCCATTAGGGCGATGCCACAATAAAGTAGCATAACTTTGTGGGAAAGTTTGGTGGTCAACCTAACTTTCCTCACCGCTCCACGACGCTTGAGTGCTGGCAATTCACGGGAATGGTAAATCTCGGTGCACGTGGTTGTAATCATAGCTCTTTCGATGGTAGTAAGGGGGGGGGGGGTTGGTCGATTTACGCATCCCGGGCGGGCTTAAGGAGCCACCTCGAGGCACCTCGTGCCTCAATTCTTTTATCGTGTTGTGTCACGTTCGCTTTCGCTAGCCTTCAGCCACACTCCGTGGCCGCTGCGCGGCGATGCCTCGCCACGCGGTGTCCGTCCGGCTAAACGGCTTACCCGACTGAGTATCGACACTCCTGTCTGCACACATGCCTGCTGCAACGTTCGAACCGCTGTTGCTGTG